CAACTGCACCCGCTGTTCCTGCCGCTGCCGCAAACTCTGCCGCTGATAAACCTAATGCTGACGCTTCTGCTGCCGTTAGACCTAATCCTGCGGCTTCTGCGGCTGTTAGACCTGCTGCACCTGCCGCGCCTGCACCACCTAACAGACCTGCGGCATTTAAACCAAGGTAAGCACCACCAAGAATTAAGGCAGGTTTTACCCAACTAGGCACATCAGAACTAGATGCACCAGTTGTATAGAAAAGAGGTTTACCAGAGGCATCAAACTCAACTCGATAGCCTGTGTTTCCTTTGCCTGAGAAAGTGCCACCAAAGGCATTGCCAGTTTGACGCTCTGAATAAGTATTAGGAACTTCTTGACCAGTTACTTTATTTCCATACGTTGTTACAACAGATTCATTACCATTCTCATCAACAACTGTCTTTTGTATCTGACCAAACTGACTAACATCAGTAATTCCAATGCCAGCCAAAATATTTGCCATGTCAGCGGCATTAGCTTGTGGCGATCCTTTGCCTTCACCCGTCCACTTATCAGTAGTTCCTTGACCAAGAATTTGCTGAGTTAAGTTTGCAATTATTGATTCAGTTGTTGGAGCAGGAGGAGGAGGAACAGAAGCCGCAACAGTAGTTACTGGAACACCTGTAGCAGCAGCCTCTGAAAAAAGTTTAGGAGCTAGAACTGCTTGCTGTGCAGGAGGAGCAGATGCTAATACACTTTGGACAGACTGCAAAAAAGATGCTTGTTCAGCAGGATCAACAGAATTTCCAAAAGCACTTTTCCAAAAAGCCAAGCCTTCAGCATCAGGCGCACGACCTAAAATCTGGGTATAAAGTTGTTCTACAGTTGTAGCCATGATTACTCCTTATTGTGGCGCATCAGGCCATGTGATAGTCCAAGGGAAACCTGTCTGCGTAGTAACATCACGCAAGGCTTGACGATAGGTAGCCCATACTGCTTTGTCAACAGGAGCATCTGCTACTTGTGTCCAATCACAGTCTTTTAATTTCTCATCCCTTGAAGCACGAACACTCTTAGCCTGTTCAGCATCTTTAATGGCTTTGTAGGCAGTCTCATGCTCAAGGGCTGTGGTTGTTACGCCCTCAACAGTAGTATCTGTAAACACAGGGCCAAGGATATATTTGGTGTACCACTTACCATCTACTTGCTCAACACCAGAGGCTTGAGAGTATTGGTAAACAGTACCACCAGTAGCTTGTGCGCCTTCAAAGACTACATCTGCACCCAAAGCCGTTAAGACTTCAGTTGTTGTTCTGTCCCATGATGGGCCACCATTGGCTTTTGTATATGCACGAAATTCTGATTCGTACATGACTTGTCCTGTTTGTGTTCTGATTTGCATGATGTTCCTTATGCGATTGCCAAGAAGATAAATGTGCCACCGCTTCCATTGATGTTGGCTAGTGCGGATGAAGTAATCTCAAACCCTGCGCTGTAAGGTTCAATATAGTCGGAGTTAGTTACTTCAGCGTTTATATTATTTAATGCAAGATAGGGGTCATTACCACCACTTACGATTCCTCTGGCTGAGTCCCATACATACCACTCACCACCACCTGTGCTGGTTCTTCTAATAAGTACAAACCTAGCCCCACCTGTGAATCCACAATCAATTTGATTTGTTGTTCCTGTTCCTGTGTATGAACCTACTTTACTTACACCAGCACAAGTAGAAAATAAATAAGTGACATAGGTAAACCCAGAATTGTTTCTATCAGATTTAATTAAGAAGTTTGTGGAGGTAGGAGTACCCCAATTGGTTGTATTTGCTGTACTAGCAGCTGTATTGCTTAAATTAACTATGGAGTTAATACCAAGTGTTTCTGAATAAACACGCCAAGCATCTACTTGGTTTCTAGCTTTGGAAATTATTAGCTGTGGTACAGCATTTAGGTTATGTGGAATACTTCTTGTACCACTACCGCTAACAGAACCATCTCCTGAGTAGCAAACCACATCCATGAAAGATGGCGCACGTCTAAATAACCAATTAACGTAAGTTGCACCTAAAGCACCATAATTTTTATTAAAGACGCTTGTGTTGCTGTCAAACCCTATGTAATAAGTTGGGTCTTGATTAGCTTCTACCACATTAGAAGAAGAAGTTAAATATGGCCCAGCACCACGCAGTCTGTCATAATAAGTTGCACCATAATTTGTTGCACGACCCTCATCAATTGAAAGGTCTACTGGAAAATCTGTAGTATTTGTTTGTCCAACACTAGTTGCGCCTGTTTTTGTAATAGAAGTAAACACACTAGTCCCACTTGTAGGCACTTTCATTGGGCCTCTACGAATGGCTATGTAGATGAATGATTTGCTCTGCCAATTAGGGTCTGTTGTTTTAAAAGTAAACCCTGTTGAATTTAAATTTAAAGGAGAGCCAGCATTAAATTCCGCACCAGGAAGGTTTGGATTGAATGATATGTTTGTTAAATTAGTACCACCATCAGTAGTCCATCCCCTCATGTTGTCTAACAAATACCAATCACCATAACCAGCAGATATTGATGCTGATTGTTTTACCAAAACCCATTGTGGCTCATACCCAAGACTGACAGTAGCATTACCAGAACCATCGCTAGTAAACGTCCCACACGAAATCACATTGTCTGTACCAGTTAAGCCAAAGCCTCCTGCGTCATGGGCAAAGATATACGCCACATAAGTAGCGCCAGAAGCATTAACAGTTGCATCAGTTCCAATGGAAAAAACTGTGCTTGTTGGTGTTGTACTATTCCATCTTGTTGCACCAGTTGCTTTTGCCGCTGTAGTGTTTAGAACAAGATATTCTGTGTTTGCTAATGAACGATGGTAAACCTGCCAAGCACCACTTAAATCTGTGCGCTTCACCCAAATACTTGCTGGTACTGAACCTAGAGAATGGGAGATTGTTCTGTTAGAACCTGTGCCTGTCCAAGTTTGAATATCAAAGAACTTTGGTTGTTTCCTGAAAGTCCATGAGGCAAATGTGTTGTCACTAATATTTATGTCAACATTGTTATTTGTTCCAATTGAAAATCCATTAGTGTTAAACGATGTTAGGTCAGTACCCGCTGAAGAAATTGATTCAGCAGAAGTTTCATTAGAATACACAACACTTGACCGACCTCTTGCAGTATCAATAAGTCCGTGAGCTGAACTAAAGGCTCTTCGTTTAACCCAAACCAATCCACCTTTAGTAGACAAGTCAATGCCATTGGTAATGGTCTTTGATGTGCCATTACCCGTGTAAAGAAAACAGGAAAAAACATCTTCTACAAAAGTATTCACAACAGGAACACCACCACCAAAGGCATCGTAACTAGCCGCACCAGAAGTTGCTTGTAATGGCATGGTTTAAGCCTTAAATTGTGTGTTGCTTGCCAAGACTGTGAAAGTAGCACTACCTGTTTTGATTACGAGGTAGCGGTAACTGTCTATTCCACTAGCATTACCCGCAGTAGGCGCACCACCTAGCCACCTAGTAGTGACTCCAGATGTAGTGCCATCCACTTGAACAGCAGAGTTGTAGTAAGCAGTAGAACCTTGAGTAACTAAGAAAGCAACAGTCATTGATTGACCTGTACTCATCAAAGTATCTAGTGAAGTACCGCTAGAGCCTCTGAAGTTAACTGTCCAGTTAGCACTTGCGTTACTTGTGTAATACAAGACAGACTGAGTTGTAATGTCGTAAGCAATCGTGCCAGTAGCCGCAGTTGCTGATACTGTAGCTACCTCTGCCGCATCGTTTAGAACAATGGCTGTAGCTGATGATGAACCTGAGAATGTTTTAGTAGCTGTAAATGTCTGTGCTGTGTTAAGGCTTGCAACATTGGTTAGCGTATTGTCAGCAAAGGTAATGGTCTTGTTTGTCAGGGTTTCAACGCCTGTCAAAGTAGCAAAGCCAGAGGCAGTAAATGCCGCCTGAGTCCATGCCGATCCTGTCCACACATAAAGAGTATTGACTGAGTTGTTCCAATACAAAGCACCTGTCAACAGGGCATTGCCATCATTGTCAACACTAGGAGCAGAAGACTTAGAACCTAAGTATCTGTCATCAAAAGCATCGTATGAAGCTGCCGCATTGGTTTCACTTGTTGCTGCATTGCTTGCACTTGTAGAAGCGTTAGATGCGCTTGTAGAAGCATTTGAAGCACTGGTAGCTGCATTAGAAGCAGAAGTAGCCGCAGCAGTAGTCGAGCCAAAAATCGAATCTATCTCAGTTTTGGTATAAGCATTTGTAATGTTATAGCCAGCAATAGTCGTAGGATTCGTTCCTGCCGTTGCACGACCATAAGTGTCAAAAGTGACAGATTGGTAAGTGCCTGGTGTTACACCAGAAGAAGCCAAATCAATGTTGTCGCCATTGACAACAATACGGCTAGAGGATGCAGTACCTACATTAAGAGTATTACCTGTCTTTGTAAGACCATCACCCGCAGTAATCTGGCCCGCACCTGAGAACTGCGCCCAAGTGATTGATGTGCTTCCCAATGTTCCACCTGCATCTATTGTGCAGATAAAGCCAGAATCAGCGTTAGTTGTGCCTTTTTCAACAAAGGTAAAAGCCGCAACCAACTCAGCATAAGTGTCTGCATCTGTTGTGCGTGTCCAAGAACCTGTTGCACACAAGTAGATACCATTGTTAGAAGCGGTAGATTGGTCTTTAACCAAGACCCGATCACCCGCAACAATCGATATGCCATCAATGGTTTGTGCGCCAGATAAAGTGATATTTGCAGTAGTAGCCGCAATCACAGAGGCTTTGGCATCAATACCTTGGGCTAGTGCATCCACATAACCCTTGGTAGCCGCATCAGAATCGTTTGTAGGGCTTGCCAAACCAGTAATGGTTGCCGATGTAGCACTATCCATGTCCAATGCGCCAGAGATGGTTACATTGTTAAAGGTAGAAGTGCCAGTAGCCGCAGTGACATTGCCCGTCACATTGCCTGTAATGTTGCCTGTGACGTTACCTGTAACATTTCCTGTCAAATTACCCGTCACATTACCTGTGACTGCACCTGTCAATGGGCCACTAAAGCCTGTATTTGCAGTGATGTTTGTGCCAGTAATAGCAAGTGGAGATGAACCACCAATTACCGCACCATTGATTGTTCCCGCACTAATGGCGGCAGAAGCAATCGTAGCGGCTGTGCTAACAGTAAGGTTAGTAAATGTTCCTGCTGCGGCAGTAGTCCCACCGATCACCGCACCATTTATCGTACCGCCAGTAATTGTGGCAGAAGAGTTATCTGTCTTTGTAGCTACAGCAGTAGCAATGTTATTGAACTCTGTATCAATCTCAGTACCTTTAACAATCTTTAGAGGATTGCCAGGCGAAAGATTGTCTTTGGTTGCAAAGTTAGTGGATTTTGAATAATTAGACATGGTTTATCCTATCTTGCCTTCTTTGGCTTGAAGTTCAATTTTCTGAATTGACAACTGAGTGCCATTGATAGTGGCTTCGTAACCAGTTTGTACGATTTTACCCGCACTTGAAGCATTACTTGTTAGTGCTTTAATTGGGATACCGCTTGAGAAGTCTGCAATTGCATATTCTCCAACTCCATACTCAAAATAGCCTTGAGGTGGAATAAAGACGTTCTCTGACTGATAAGCACCTGAATAATCAAAAGCCCACTTGATTGTGAGAAACTGATTAGAACCACCAATCACAATGGCAGTAATAGACTTGAGGATGGAAATCTGATTAGGGTTTCCTAAGTCGGCATTGTTTGTGTAGTACAGGAATCGAT